GTTCGTGCCATGCCTCAAGCTGGTGCGATTTTTATCCGTCCAGTTGTGACAACACACAACAGCATTGGAACAGCCACTCAGAACACAACCATCACCGCTTCAGCTTTCGTTGTCGATGACGTGCAAATCGTCAAGACAATCCAAGGTGGATACGTTGAACTCTCAGAAGCTTCAATGGACTGGTCTTCGCCAGAAGTTCTCGGCGCTTTGTTAGACGACATGGCTCGCGTTTATGCGGACCGTACGGACCTTCTCGCTTGTTCAGAGCTTGTAACTGGTACAACCAACAGCAACAACTTTGCAAACGCATCAATCACAGACCCAGCAGAATGGGTTCGCTGGATGTACCAAGCAGCTGCAGACATCCTCACTGGCTCAAACGGCAACTTGCCATCAGCCCTTGCTGTGTCTCCAAACATCTTCCAGTACCTTGGACAACTCGTTGACGGTTCAGACCGCCCACTGTTCCCACAGGTTGGACCGATGAACGCATACGGCACCATGACACCCGGCTCAGACTCAGCTGTTGCTTTCGGACTTCGCCTTGTCGTTGACCGTAACCTCGGCGCGACTGACATGGTCATCATGGACCCAACAGGCATTGAGTGCTGGGAACAGCAGAAGGGCGCTATCAGCGTTGAACAGCCTTCACAGCTTTCACGCCAGATTGCTTTCCGTGGCTACTTCGCTGCAAAAGTCATTGACGCTTCAAAGAGCATCAAGGCTGCTTTCGTCTGATAAAGACGAACTAGTGGATTCACTGCCGTGACTGTTTTATCGATTGCATTTCGCGAACGCCTCCAAGGTGTTGTCGTTTTGCAGACCTTCCTCCCAAATGAGATTCTCATGGGGCAGGCGATAACAGTCGCGAATGTGGGTGACGGCATGGACGGCAACTTCACAGTTGTCTCTACCGAGCCTTACGAATTCATTGGTGTAGGCCCAGAAGGTGACTTGGAATTTGACTGGAATGTTTTCCGCGAAAACCAAGTCATCTACTTTGACGCTGGCAGTGACGTTCAACGTGACGTTGCTCCCAACACAGCGACAATCACCTACACCAGTGTTTGCACTTGGACCGACAACAGCTCAGTCCTGTCATTCTTGGGTGTCTCCCCCGCCACAGCCAATGACACCGCTTTCGTTACTGTATGCACAGATGCAGCCAACGCGCTTGCGTTCCGTAGAAGGCGCGCTGCAGGATATTTTTCTGATGTGCTTGCTACGGCACCAAGTGCCGACGTGAAACTGGGTACGACAATGATGGCAGCTCAGTTGTATCGCTCGCGCGGTTCTTCTGGCGGTGACTCATTCCAGTCCTATGAAACTCTGGCATCAGGAAACAACCCTGTTGCCATGGGTGACATTCTCAGACTCTGGGGTTGCAACCGAGCGCAGGTCGCATAGTGGGCCGTACAAACGATGCCCGCCTACGGCTGGTTTCAACGCTCGAAACTGCTGGCGTTGTTGTTGTCTCAGACTCCCGTAACGCTCGCCCGCTTTCCGTGATCATTGACCCGCCACAAGTGACGCGGTCAACCACAAACCAGTTGTTGCTTTCTTTTCCTGTCAATGTGTTGATGCCCCCACCGGGCAACCTTGACGCGCTTATTGCGCTTCTTGACACTATGGACATGGTGATTGATGCAACATCCGCAACAGACGCAACGCCCACGGTTTATTCTGTAGGCAATCAAGAACTTCCCGCGTACACCATCACGGTGCCGTGGGTCGCATACCCATAAGGAACCAATGGCTAGTTACAAAGTCACATCAGAACTTGTTGCAGGCAAATCGCTTGGCGACACAATCACCGATGATGAGCTGCAAGGTTCATCGATTGAGGCCCTCATCAGTGCGGGTCATATCGAATACAAACAAACAACCAAGAAAGCAGAGGCAGAATAGTCATGGCTATTTTCGTAAACAAAGACGTACAAGTAAGCGTCAACTCAATCGACCTAACCGGGTACGTCACAAACGTGGATTTTGTACAAGCGGTCGACAGCGTTGAGTCAACCAGTATGTCCAGCACATCAGTCAACGGCCACACCTTCGTGGGTGGGTTACAGAACAACAGTGTCACCATCTCATTCAACCAAGACTTTTCAGCTTCAAAAGTTCACGCAACTTTGACAGCCCTTGTTGGTGTCCCGACCACAGTTATCGTGCGTCATGACTCAGCAGTTGTTGGCGCAACGAATCCAAATCTCACGATTACGAATTGCCTGATGTCAGAGTACCGACCAGTGGTTGGTGCCGTGGGCGACCTTGCCACCGTTGGTGCAATCACCTTCACTGGTGGCCTTTACACAGCTCCAATCGTCTAATGTTTGAACTCCACATCGCCACTGTGCTGGTCGATGGGAGCGAACATGAAATCGCCCTATCGGTAGCAAGCCTCATTGAGTTTGAGAAACTGCACACCGTTTCAATCATCAAAGCTGTTGACGAAAACCTGTCTATGGAATACCTAGTAACCCTGAGTTACCTTTCCATGAAACAAGCAGGCCACGTCAGCAACATTGAGAAGTACAAGTCAGAAGTGAAAGGCGTTTCGTACAGGGTTGAACGCATCCCTTTTGGCGAGACGGCATCCACGGAGTCATTGCCGGACTAATCCTTTCGGGGATTCCATGGCGGGACCTGAAGGATATGCCGATAACACTCATCAGCACTCTTAGCCAAGCCCTCCTAGACAGACAAAAGTAATGGCAAACATCCAATCAGATATGAAAATCAAGGGTCTTGACGAAACGCTGAAGCGTCTCAAGAAACTTGAACCTGATTATGTGAAAGAGATGAATCGCCAGATTCGAAAAGAAGCTGCACCAACAATCAAATCCATCAAGGATTATCTCAAGTTCATTGACTCTGACATCACCCCGTTCAACTCATCTGGCGGGGATTCCCGCATCACTCAGGGCGAACTCATCAAGGGTCGTGGCGGTGCCACCGCATGGAACAAACAACTCATTCTTCGTGGCATACGTTTCAAACTCGGTGGCCCAAAGCGGAAAGCGCGAATGGGTAACACCGCATATTCGATGTTTAGCATTATCCAGAACAACCCTGCTGGTGCTATCTACGACACAGCTGGGGCGCGCGGTGGAAGTTCCCCATTCATTGACAACCTTGATGCCGAAGACGTACCGCACACCGCTGGTGAGCGCAAAGGACGCAAAGGTCCTTCCCGATATATGTGGCCCGGTGGAGAAGAACACCTTCCCGAATTGACAGCAACCGTTCACGGCATTGTGCAGGATGTAATCTTGCGCGTGAACAGAGAAATGAAGTAACCAAATGGCTGCAGTAACGCTTCCCATCGTCACGACCTACAACGACAAGGGTGTCAAGGGCGCACAGTTCTCTCTAAAGGGGCTGGTGACCTCCCAGTTGGGTGCAACCGTCTCGGCTGGTGTATTGGTCCAGCAACTTGGGAAAGCCGTTACAGCGTTCAATGAGGATGAAAAAGCAGCTGAACAATTAAAGATTGCAGTGCAGAACTCAACGGGAGCAACTGACCTTCAGGTTGCTTCGATGGAAAAACAAATCGCCAAAATGGAAGCCACTTCGGCGGTGTCGGATGACAAGCTTCGTCCAAGTTTGACCACTCTCGTCAGGGCCACAAAAGATGTGACCCAAGCACAAGACCTGTTGAACCTTGCTCTGGACATTTCAGCAGGCACAGGCAAAGACCTTGAGACAGTTTCTTTGGCGTTGGCTAAGGCACAGACCGGCAACGTGGGCGCGCTTACTCGCCTTGGTGTTTCCCTTGACGCAGGGGCTGTCGCCTCTAAAGACTTTGACACCATCCAGCGCCAACTGGCAACCAGTTTCAAAGGCGCGTCAGAAGCAGCTGCAGCATCATCCGCTGGTGGTATGGCTCAACTAGCAATTACCGTTGACAACCTCTACGAACTGGTTGGCTCACAACTCTCACCAGTCCTCAACGACTTCGCCAAGATTCTCAACAACGTCATTCCTTCCGCCACCGAAAGGGCAACTGGCGAGACAA